CGACTGCGGCCGCGACGAGAGCGGGAGGTTCGGGTCGGGCAACAAGTGCCAAGTAGACGGCGACGGTTCGCTTCGTCCGCAGTCTGTCCAGAAGTATCCCGGCGAGCCTTCTTATCAAGACCAAGACGACGACTACGTGTATCACGTCACGACCAGTAAAAACGCTGACTCGATTGTTTCCGGCGGGTTTCGGAGGTCGCCTCCGACGGTGAAGGGCGGAGCCTACGAAAATTACTCGAAAGGGAAGGTGTTCTTTACCGAGAAGAGCGGGCTCGCAACGTGGAAAGACAAGATCGAGGAGCATCTGTTTCACTCCCACGACGACCCGCCGCCTGTCTCTATCGTTCGCGTTAAGAAGTCTGAAGTCTCTCACCTTCTTGAGTCAGATGAAGTCGGCTCCAAAGACGCAGGAGCCAAGGCGTACTATGTAGACTTGTCTGGACACGACAAGAAGAGTAAGCGCTCCGCCGACTGCGGCCGCGACGAGAGCGGCAAGTTCGGCAGCGGCAACGACTGTGCGGGCGACGAAGGATCGCCTTCAGCGACTCGCGAGCGGCCGAGTTGGATGAAGGGCAAGGTCGACGCGAGCGGCACTACGGGCCACGGCGACTGGTTTCTTGAAAGGAACGAAGACGGCAACAAATCGCCGGGACACGGGGACGTCACGTCGCACGTTGTCAGGCTTGTCGACGACAAGAGTCGCGTGAAGGCGTTCGTCTACGCCGACGTCCACGGCGGCGATATGTATGTAAATTACGCCCACGTTGATGAGCCTTATCGAGGCCAAGGAATCTACAAGAGTCTTCTTGAGTCGCTTTCTGAAAAGTATCGAGTGACATCCGACCAAGAGGTTGCTGCTCCAGTCCGGAAGGCATACGAAGCACTCGGCGCCAGACTTAGCCGCGACGGACGCTATGTCCTTGAGCGAAAGAAGAGGGCCGAGCCCCGCTCCGCCGACTGCGGCCGGGACGAGAGCGGCAAGTTCGGCAGCGGCAATGACTGCGCGGCGGACGAAGGCGGCAGCGCTGCAACCGCCACCGCCGCACCATCCGGCGACCGCTGGTCGTCCAACGAGACTCTCTCGTGGCCCGAGACGTCCCGAGACACGTCGCCGCCCCCTGTTGGCGACGGACGCTACGGCTCGATCAACGTCTCTGCTCCGAAGGCCGTGAAGGCGTCGCTCGACGCTGCTGGCATCGACCCGAAGTTGGCTCCGATGGTCGCTGGCGGAAGCGAAGAATCAGACGTCTTCGTCCGCCCTGCCCCGGACTTCTCGATGGAGTTCCCCGACTCGAAGGTCACGCCAGTGATGTTCGCCTTCGAGCGTGACTTCGCCGGAGTCGAGAGCGGACTGCACGGGTCGTCTGTGATCGGCGTCACGGCATCTGGCGAGACTGTCGTCTACCACAGCACGGTCAATGTGGCGGACTCGATCAAGTCCGACGACTCGAAGCGGCACGCCGCTGCTCGCGAGTTCTACCGAGCCATGACGTCCTCTGTAGAAGCCGCCCGCAAGGCTGGAGTCTCTCGGATCGTCCTCAATGCGGCCGGAAACTCTTCGGCCACCAAGGGCAGCGTGACCTCTACGCCGTGGCGTGGGTACACGATCTGGCCCCGAATGGGCTTCGACGCACCTCTCCCGGCGAGCATCAGGGCGAAACTCCCGCCAGACTTGTCCCACGCCAAGTCTCTACTCGATCTGCACGCCACGCCAGAGGGCACAAGGTGGTGGCGTGACAACGGCGAAGACCTCGACGTGACTTTTGACCTCAAAGACAGGTCGAGCCCGCAGGCCAAGATCATGGACAGGTTCATCAAGAAGTTCGGCGAGAGCCGTCGCGAAATGCCGCTGGGCTCAGGCGACGAGTGGATGTCTCCCGAAGACCTCGTCCGCCTGGACGAGATGTGGCAGGAGATTTGGGAAGACGGGGAACTGGACGACTACGAGTGGAATGACAATGCCTGAAAAATACTCCCACATCGACTTCACGCCCCCCGAGGGCGTCCGCAAGGAAGCCGAGAAAGGCCTCGCATGGCGTCGCGAGCATGGCCGAGGCGGCACCGCTGTTGGCATCGCCAGGGCGAGAGACTTGGCAAATGGAGTCAAACTCTCGCCGTCGACGGTTCGTCGCATGAAAGCGTTCTTCGACAGGCACCAGCAGAACAAGGACGCGACAGGATGGGCTCCAGGCGAGGATGGATTCCCATCTAACGCCAGGATCGCCTGGGCTCTTTGGGGCTCCGACGCCGGATGGGCGTACGCTCGCAAGGTCGTCGAGCAGATGAACGCAGCCGACGAGGAGGAGGGCCGGTCTCTGCGGCCGTTTGGCTCGACGCAAGGCATCAAACCCAAGGTCTTCGTCGTCCACGGCGCCCCCGCCAGCGGCAAGACTTCATATGTGATGCAGCACAAGGGCGAGAACGACGCGATCTTCGACTTCGATAAGGTGATGGCTGCCGTCTCGGGCCTGCCTCCGCACCAGAAAAACAAGAATCTCATCTCTTACTGCACCGACATTCGAGACCTTATCATCAAAAAGGCCCTGAATAAGCCGTCGGTCGACAAGACTTGGATCATCACGACCAACATCAGCGACGACATGAAGGGCCAGTTGTCTGACATTCCGGTCGAGTACATCCACATTGACACTCCGAAAGAGGAGTGCCTGAAGCGAATCGAGGAAGACCCGGAACGACAGCCTATCGCGGATGAGTTGCGAGAGGTTGTCGAGCGGTATTTTTCACCCGAGCAAAGGAGTGCCCCAGTGCTTCCCAACGTCGAGCGTCGGTTTCTTGGCAATTTCAGCAACGTCGAGAAGGCCGACCCCGATCTGCTTCGAGTCGAAAAGCGGGCTGATCCCAGCACCGGGAAGCAGCAGACTTACCTTGTCGGGTATGCGGCCCGCTTTGGAAAAGACAGTTTGCTTCTCGGGGATTTCGTGGAGAGAATCGACCCCGGCGCGTTCGATCTTGTCGAGACACGCCAGGACGGCGAGGGGAGGCCGCTCGAAACTCGCTGCTTGTTCAACCACGACCCCAATCATCTCTTGGGCCGCTTCCCGACGACGATGAAGATGACCGTCGACGAGAAGGGCTTGCGGTACGAGTGCCTGCTGCCAGAGTCTCGCCAGGACATCGCCGAGAGCATCGCTCGCGGAGACTTGCGAGGCTCAAGTTTCAGTTTCGTCGTCGCTGAAGGCGGCGAAAAATGGAGTTACGAGGGCGGCCGCTCGACGAGACTTGTGACGAAAATCAAGTCACTTTTAGATTGCGGCCCAGTGACCTACCCGGCTTATGGCGATGCAACTGTTGCCGTAGCCAAGAGAAGTTATCAGCAGTTCCAGAAGTCTGGACACGCTGAATCTCGCAACAAGGTTAAAGCCAAGGTCGCCGAGGAGTTGGCGAAGACCAAGCAGTTCTTGCACGAGCGTCGCGGGTTCTGTCCGACTGGCCCTGGCGGCGGCATTGATAACTCCTGCGGGGCTGGCGGAAAAGGCGGCGGCGGCGAGAAGAAGAAGCCAGCGGACGACGTCGGCGCTGGCATTCACGCGACTGCCACGCCTGTCATGGCTGGCGCTGCCGCAGGCGCAGCGCTCGGAGCAATCGCAGGCGCGCCGGGTGCTGTGATTGGCTCTTTTGTTGGGCTTATCGCGGGCGCCGTCGGCGTTGATCGCTACGTCGCCAAGGTCGAAAAGGCACTCAAGCGTGTCGGCTCTTCTGTGAAAAAGATCGACACGTTCGCAAAGTCTCTCGGTAAGTCGATGCAGATCGAGACCACAAAGACCGGCGGCATCAAGGCCGAAGGCGGCGGCGTGAAGATGACAATCGAGAAGTACTCGAAAGACGAGGTCGGCGATTCGCTCGCCGGTAAGGTTGCGTTCGTCGAGAACGCAACAAAGGCCGTCGGAGAAGCAGGCACAGAGAGCGTCGCGAGATTAGCGAACACCATTGCAAAAGCAGGTCGCACCCTCGGAGTAGATCACCTTGCCGTTTCGCTTGACGCGATGGACAGAGAGCATGAAGAGGCGTTCGTGGACGCAGGATTCAGTAAGTCTATCACTTCCGACGACGCAACTCGGATCACGATGTTTAAGTCGTACGGCGGAAAGAAATCCAAGCGAAGCCTCGACGACTTGCGGGAGTTCCTGCAAGAGCGTCGCGGGTTCTGCCCCACCGGAGAAGGCGGAGGCATCGACAACTCATGCACCGCGACTGACGGCAGCAAGCCCAAAGGCGGCGGCGGCGGGAAGCAAGACAAGCCACGGCCTGGAGGCGGCGGAGGCAGGCCGAAGTCTCCCCAAAGCGGAAGCCCGAAAGTTAAGCCCCCGAAAGAGAAGAAAGAATCCGGCGGCTTCATGGAATGGAAGAAGGGCAAAGACAAAGAAGCCCAAGAGTTCATCGACAAAGCCCGCGAAGGACAGTTGGCTCGCGGAGGCAAGTCTGGCGGCAAGTCAGATGATGGCGGCGGAGTCCAGACATGGAGCAAGGGCGACGACTTCCCGTGGACTGCGAAGCAAGTCGGCACCGACAAGGGGTACGTGCAGGGTCAGCACCCAGACGGAAGTAAGACTGAGAAGTATCCGTTCGATGGCGACGCGACTGAAGCCTACAAGAAAGCCAGCGAAGAGATTGCCAAGAAGAAAGGCAAGCGGTCGCACGACGTGATCCGCGAGACGACGGAGTTCCTCCGTGGGAGGATGAAGTGAGCCTAGCAGCGAGGTACGCCAGCCTGCTCGCCTTTTCGCAGTCGCGAGCGTGGTGCCCGACCGGCCCCGGAGGCGGGAAGGACAACTCGTGCGCCGCCAAGCCGCTCGACGCAAACGACCCGGAGGCCGTGAAGCAGTTTCTTTCTCAGATGAAGAAGGAGACTGGACTGGACATTCACGGCAAGCCGCTGCCGAAAGGATCGCCAAAGCCGAGCGTTGACTCCCCTTCGCAGCCAAAGTCTCTGGAGCAGCAGAGGCTTGAGGCGGCCGGGGTGTTTCAGGATTCTTCTGAAAAAACATCGCAGCAGATCGTCGGCGAAATGAAGGAATATCTGCGCATGTCTGGAATTGGCTGGGCCGATTTTGCCCGAAAGGCTCAGTCGCACGATCCGCAGAAAATCAAAAACGCCACGCACGCAAAAAAACATGCGGCCAAGATATTCGCATCAGAAGGCGCCTCTGGGCTTGATCGCTACCTAGAGAAAATCGGCGCCAGGTCGCTTGCTCGACAGTAGCATGAACGCAGAGATAGAACTCAAGTACGCCAGCCTCCTGGCCTTCATCGAAGCCCGTGACCGGCAGTTGACTCTACCCATGGGCGAGGACTGCGGGAGGCAGTCCGGGCAGTTCGCGCCGGGCAACACGTGCGCTGCTGACGATCAGTCATCATCCGAGACCAGTCAGCCTCGCCCTCGTCCTCATCCAGTCGCAGGCGGCCCGCGATCCAACACCTCGAACGGATTCCCTGGCTCCTGGGGCCGAGATCGTCCGCTGTCGCACGCAGGCCCACTGCCTGGCCTTCCAGACATCAAAAAGATCAGCGCCGACAACGCCAAGCAAGTCACGACTTTTGCCAAGAAAGCAGGCTTCAAGAGCGTCGCGTCGATAGTTCGCTTCGGCGCAGCCGACGGAAAGGGCTCTGAAGTCGACATCACAGTGGACTCTGAGCGAGTCCGTCGCTCTGGACCGACGGAAGACTCTCCATCTGTAGTCGTCACGTCCGAGACGATGACGATCGAATCAAAAACACCTGTCTACATGGGCGGAACGCCCCAGCCCGGACAACGCCCGGTTGGCATGGCTGAAATCGACGTGGCGATCAAGAAGGACGGCGACGACCCACCAGTCGCGCTGTACGGCTTGTTCAGCGTTGACTACAGCGTGAAGTTGGCAATCAAGCGAGAGAAAGAGTCTTCGCAGCACGGAGACTCAGCCACTGAGCGACACCTCGGCGCGATGATCATCGACAAGATGCTCGCGTCCCTCGAAGAGGCCGAAAAAGCAGGCGTCTCTAAGGCCAAGACGCATGCCGCCGGAAGCGAGAACGACTCTACGTTTCAGGGTTATCGGCTTTGGGGAAGGTTTGGATTTGACGCTGTCCTGCCGGGCAGGCTGCGAGACCAGATCATGGACGCCAACGATGCTTCCGACTCGCCGATCTTATCTCCGGAAGTAGCCCAGAAGGTCGTCGAAACTGGCAAGATCACCCTTCAAGACCTTATCAGCACAAAAGCAGGCGAGAAGTGGTGG